GACCCGTTGTTAGTTATTAGTAGTATGACCGCTACTCCTAGTGGACCAAGTGACATACACGGTGGAGCATTTACACTTATGTTTGAAAGTAAAATTAAGCATGACGGATATGGAGTATTAGCATCTCATGGACAGGCAGGTGCAATCAATAAAGCAGGTGGACATACTATTGTTCTAAGAGCAAACGCTAGATACACCTTTAACAATCATTTCCCCGACCCAAGTATTGTAGGTGCATATCAAATAATAATTCAACCTAATGTATTTTCAAGTCAACTTATGGGTTATCATGAAAATGGTCCGGCTAACAATATGCCGGATGGAAGTAATGTAGGTTTCACAAGCCAACAAACTGCTACAGTTGTAGGTATTCGTGAATTAGATACTACTACAGGTGGTATGGCACTCATACTTGCTAATGCTACTATGGCAGATGTAAGAGGTTGTGAAATTATGATTAATGAAGTTATGTTAGACCATGACCCCGATGCAGGTAGTCAATTTACTAACATACCTCCTTTGATGACATTTAATCCATTTGGGGTACAGGGTACAGAAGCACCCGCATTTACTCGCCAATCATTACCATATCACCCTCAAATGTTTGTAGACTCCACACCGGGTATGACTACTAACATACCGTGGTGGTCTATAGTACACCCATCCAAACCTACTACAATTACAGGTAGTACAAGTGCAAGAGGTTTCCGATTTTTAACCCATCATAGATTAGATAATTATTACTTATTCATAAGAGCAAATGCGGGTAGCATAGGCGCACAACTTACACTCGCAGGTTATCCAAGTCTACACCCTAACATCTATGATTCAGTATTGAGAAACATTAGTCTAAATCCTCATTGTACATTAGTAAGTAATACTTCAACTGTACTGACAGTAGATGATGCAAGCGGATTCCCAATAGAACCATTGTACGGTGAGGTATTATATTTCATTGATGCTGACGGCGTAAGGCGTACTGCTACTTGGACTTCAAGAAGTGGTTTTGACGCTACCAATATGAACAAACCTAAACTCATCACACTTACAGGCGCACAGGCAGATTTTACAAATAACTTAGTTGCCGGTACAGTTATCCGTTTATCAAAACAAAATGATATAAATAGAGATGCGGTTGAAATTTTCACCGATTCGGAAAGAAGTATGATTACAAGAACTTTACCACAAACACTTCAAGGTAGTAGAGATACAAACAGTCTTCATGTACCCGATGCGTATATTTGTCTTTGGTCGCCTAATTTGGGTAGACCGAATGCTAAAGCATATGAAGGAGATGAATATGCTAATACAGGTTCATCTACATCTACTACACCTGTAAATCATATGCCGGAGCATTATGAAACAATACATTATCATGACAGTACATACTATGCAAGTCTTGGTCCTTTTGCACTACACATAGAAACTCCTATGCCGCCGGATTCTACTAACGCTACCGAGCGTAAAGTAGCAAGTCATGGCACTAATACTATTGTGACAAATGCTAGTTTTACTATAGCCGGTGGTACAAAAATAAGCGTAGATGGAAGAATATATACAGTAGATACTACCGGAACTACGAGTAATGGAACTACTATAACAGTATTTGAAAATACTCCTACTACAATAAAAGTAGGAAGCACAGTAATGGTTGGCGGAGATGGTTCACCTGCCTCTTCTGCTACAGTAGCAACTAAGAGAGATGCAGAAGGAAATCAGTACATGCCCCAAGCGGGTACACCCGGTAGTTTTGCTAATAGAATAAGTATTGTTTCTGCTATGTTAAACAACTTTTGGCCTTGTGGTAGCAAAGGTGGACCATTAGTAAGTAGACTTGACGGATATGGTTATGTGAGTGCTTCGTGGCATTTACCTACGCAATACGGATATTATATACCGAGTAATAACAATGGGATTCTTTGGCAAGATTTAGGCGATGATGGTTCTTATGATGCTACAGTAGGTGTAAGTAATACTGATTACGATACAGTTATGGCGACTTGGAATAGTTATACTGCCGGTAATCAAGCCTTCCCTAATGTAAGACCAAGACCATTCGGTTATAGGTTTGGACTACGACAACCATACAACAAACCCCAATGGGCTATGTATGGTATGAGAGCATACATTGAGGCCGGTGTGACCGCTACAAATTCTTTATCCGAATATCAACACGGACCATTAGTACAAATTGATAGAAATAACAACACTTGGACATATGCCGGTGGAAAATCTTCACCTACAAGTGGTAATATAAGTGATGTATATACAGGTATATTAGAAAGACAAACTAATTTTCAAGGTATGCTCAATGATGAAATTTTTGGTACTCAAACAAGATACGCAGATGGTATGCGTATGACAAGACCGTTTGGTTGTCCTGTAAGAACACTAAGAAATGCTTCTCTTATGGCGGAAGATGAAGGAATTAATTATAATTTAAATCCAACCGTAAGAAGAGAATGGTGGGGAGATGAGTTTGGTAAAGGTATATTTGATATAGCAACTGCTTCACAATATTATCTTGTAGATTGGTGGGGTAATACTCGTGGTGAAGATGTTAGAAGGATGCCTGTTCGTGGATTTGGTATAAGACCTGCGTGGGATGCTCAAGATGCTTATGAGCATTTCCCTAACTCGAATTTAGACGGAAGTAATAGACCGTATACTCCTTTTTATCATGGTTATAAATATTATAATACTAAAAATGTAATTGACTTTGACACTACAAATATGGGCTATTTAGTATCATCAAATACATCTACCGCTTTAGCAGGTCCACAATCATATCAAAAAGTACCATCACAAGTAGGTAATTATGACCCGTTAGGAGAAAATAGAAAAAACATGCTTGTAGATTTCTTTTTCCCGTATCATGCAAATAGAGTAGGAAGTGCTGGTAATGGAAGAGGTGTAAGATACCCAACATCATTTAGTGATGGTAGTTTTAGTAAATTAGATTTATTTAACACTCAAAATAATAAAGGTTTAGTTTTATCCCATAATACGGCAGAACCTAATTTGGGTGAAGGGTATATTAGAGCGAACAATAATATCATGGGTACAGATGAAGTTCCAAGAGGAATTAGTAATAGACTAAACATAAGTGAAGACGGTCTATTAAAACCGGAGGCTACAGTAAGTGATAGAGACATTGGTGGTGTAGAAGCAGATTACACAGTATACGATATGATAAGTAGGAGTAGTCCAAAAATAGGTTTAGATGCTGAAAATATTCACGGTGTAGATAAGAATAACATTGTTATTAATTCAGTGGCATATAGTTTACATACTGATAGAAATGTAGGACAAAGAGGTATACTAAGTCATACAAGTAGTATAGGTTCATTTGTGCATGACCCTGCGGGTATTATGTATAATTTCCGTAATACATCTATGTTTTCACCTTATGGTGGTTCTTACATAATGGAAATGAGAAATTATATGTCACCTATTACATTAGGAAGTTGGGGTTCATTAGTACCGACTCACGGATTAGCACTTTGGCTTAGAGCCGATAGTTTAGACTTACAAGATGGAGATGCCGTCGCTTCATGGAAAGATGTAAATGATATAGAATTTACTCAAGGTACGGCAAGCGCACAACCGTCTTTTATTGCAGATGGTGGGGCGGTAGTAAATAATAAACCACTTGTAGATTGTGATGGTAATGATTTGTTATCTACTGCGTTTAACGCTAATTTAAACACTAATGAAATAACAGTATTTGTTGTAGCGATGGTTGATACAGATGATAACGCAATACATGGTATAATTGAATCAAGGGGTAGTAGCCCTGTTGCTAAGTCGGGATTCAATCTTTATGGGCGTATGGATTCCAATAATACATGGCAGTGGTGGGGTGGTGCTGATAGTGGTTGGACTACTGTATCATCAGCCAATAATACATTAGTAGCCGGACAACCAAGTATAATCACGGCAAGTATTACAGGTGGTAATGGCGCAGGTGGTAGTGCATTACACTCTCTTTCTGTAAACGGTGCTTCACCTGCTACTGCTAATGCGGCATTTTGGAAGGCCGATGCAGGTAATTATCAGTTAGGAAATGTACCATCTTCTTTTTACTTAAATGGTAAAATTGCAGAAGTTATACAATATAGTAGGAATTTAGCAAATAGAGAAAGAATGATGGTAGAAGGGTATCTTGCTAATAAATATAACATAACTGTGCCAATTCAAGTAAAATCATCTAATCCTTATTTCACAGGTTCTTTTAATACAGATGCGAATAAAATAGATGAATCTATATCATTCTTAGTTAGACCAATTAGAGTACTTAATAAATATCAAGTTAAAATTGGTGAAAGAATGACTTTAAGTTCCTCATCACCTCAATACAGTTCTATTAATGGTAATTATTTTTCTCAAAGTATTGGTGGTAAGTATGGTGTATTTGCATACAATATGCCTAATGCAAGAGCATCCGAAGGATATTACATTAGAGCGACTAACCCCGATACTAACCCACCTTATGCACCTATAACTTATAATGCAACTGTTGATGGTGTACACCAACAAATATATTCTAGTGCTAATGATTCATTAACTATATTTAATCCTACAGAAATAAAATATACAGATTCAACATATAAACTTCCATCATTAAACAATAAAGTAAACAGAATACTAATTAGTGAAAATACTTTACAACACTATAGAGCAGATGCTAACAGAAGAAGAAGTGAAGTTGAAGGGGAAAATAAAATTACAAGAAAAGACTTTACAGTACAACCAAGATTTAGCCAATCATTACACCCGAAGGGTCATAAAAACGATGTATCTTATAATAAAGGCGACCATACAGGAGAGTGATTAGATGGGGCGTTTAATTAAAAATACTAATGATGGTAGAGCCGAAACATTCTCTACTATTTTGAATCGTGTACGCAAACCGTCATTCGTAGATAACGGAGTATATATTGGACAAGTAAGTAAAAATAATGATAATCAAGTCATACCTTTCAAAATAGAGTATGAAGGAAATTTTTCATTTCAAATTATGCCGGACACTACATATTCAATAATTGAAGGAGAATCATATTTACAAATAAATCACAAAAGTACAGATGGACATACAAGTACTTTAGTACCATTCTTTAACGATGAAATTATTTCTAACTCTAATAAACCTAAATTATTGTACAATGCTAACAATCCATCACAAAGATTAATCCCTTCAACTATAGATGGTAATATAATTAATTTACCAAACATGAAAAATAAATCTTTAACAGACATTGGATTCACAAATAAAGAAATTAGATTAGGGCAAATGGTAGATATAGGACTTAGAACTACTGATACGGCTATTAGAATTGGAGAGAGTATTACTAATAGCAGTTTGACAAGTGTAAATATATCTAAAAATAACATTAAAAGTAAAACAGATAGAAAACATTCTATGCGTTTTGTTGCTAAAGATTTTAACAATGTAAATATTATGACGGCATTAAGATTTTTAGGTAGACATGATACTCGCATGGTTATGCTAGATAGATTCGGTAATATGTTATATGTACCAATATCATTTAGTGAATCTAATAAAGTGATAGACCCTAATTTAAAAACAGGTTCAAACTCAACTGATAAAATAGAAAATATCCCAAACAGAATAACTATCAAAGGTATACCTATCGCACTTAATGATTCTGTAATAGTGACTTTAAATGACACTGAAAGACAAAGCGGTACTAATGGTGAAGTTATAGAAGGTGAAACTATATTAGATGCTACTGTAAATAATTCTAATGCAGCAAGAAGAGTTGGTAGACAAATACTCCGTTCTAATAATTTAGAAAGCGGTACTATAGTTAGTGAAGGACAAATCAATGTGACAGAATTAAGACCCGGTATGACAGTAGATTACGGGGGTACTCAACATGTCATTACAGAAATTACTCATTATCCTATGGAAAAGAAATCCGATATAGTATTATTAACTGTTGATACAGGTCTTGAAGGAGTACTGCAAGGGATTAATGAAAGTATGACTATGGAAGATAATCAAACAAATCCTTCTACTTTTATACAGAATATTAAAGAAAATATATCTATGTTCGGTAGATTACAAATTAGAACTATAGTAAGAGTCACGCAAAGAGGGGTTGATACTACGGCTTTTCTTATAGGAGGTGTTAAAGGAAATAACACTAGAGGACTAATAGGGAAGAGTGGTTTACCTATAGGTATGAATAAATCACAAGAAGTTTAAGAGGAATACACATGGCTATCTCAAATGCTTTAAAAAATACTTTGTTAAATACTATTAAGACGAGTATCACTTCTATGGTACTCGGTTTTGATGGTACACCTGCTACAAATGATGACGGTAGTGCTGGTAGACCTGCAATTACTTTAACTCCTATAGTAACCCAAATAGATGAAACAACACTACTGATAGAAGCATCGCTACCTATCAATGAAAGTTTTACAGATACAATAAAAGAAGTAGTATTATTAGGTACTAATGAAATAGGACAGTTTTATTTAATAGGTAGATATAATACTAGACCCATAGTGAAAACTACACAGAATGAAGTTAAAGTAGAAATTAGCATAGAGGTGGTATAATGACAGGAAATCCAATATCGGGGCATACAAATCACAACATGACACTTAGTGGAACGGCACAACCTGTAGATGGTTTAACCGATGGTGACCATATCACATCTGCTACTCTTACAAATCTCCTTGAAGGAGTGCATGGAAACGGTATAATCTTAGAAGAAGATACCGCTAAAGGTGCGGGTACAAGATTACAACCGGAGAATTTACCGGGTATATGTGAAAGAACAGGTGCTAATACTTTTACTGTTGCAGGTGGTACTGCTATATTAGATGGATTAGTATACACCTTTGCAGGTGGTTTCGGTAATAGTACAACATATACTATTACTGCGGCAGATACAGAAGGAAGCAACACCGCTTTAACATCGGGTCAAGAAGCCGTAGTAGTAGTATACTTAGCGGCTGATTCATCAGTAAATCATGTAAAAATGGAAGTAGGTTCTGCTATCACTACTGGTACTAACAACTACCCTGTGACACCAAGTGCTTTTTTGAATAATCCTTCTTCTACAGATAACGAGCAAAGTATTGTATTATGTGTTTTAAGAGTAATATATGACGCAGGTGGTGGAGACTTAAAGGTAAACATATCGGAGATAAATGACAAGCGAGTATTCGTAAGACCTACACCTATTTACTTCACTCCTGTAGTAGATGGTGCGGTAGGTGCTACAGATGCCGTGGACTCCCATACTGACTTAGATGCTTTCCATTCGGGTAATGCAGGGGGTAATTTTTCCGCATCAAGATTAGGTGGCATGTGGATGGGTCGTGGTAGTCAAATAGGTAGTACTGTAGCGGGAGATAGTACAAAAGATGTACTATACTTTAGCGGTACTCATGCGGCGAGATATAGCCGTTCAGTATTCGATAGAGTGCTTACAAG